CCCGGTAAAAGATTGGGCAAATAGGCTAATGGAGAATTAATCCAAAGAGCCTAAACTCCGCAGTATTGCGCTGCGGAGGCTATCTACGGCAGGTTCTCCGGACTTTAGCAAATAGTCCTGGAGTGTCGAGAAACGGGGACGTTCCTCGTCGACATCCCAACGGTAGGTAACACCTGAGGCTAGACGCTTCAGGTTAGCATCACTACCGCTAAGAACCACCGAGGCTTTACTGACCTCTAGTGGTTGCCGAACCTGCTCAAACCGGTCCATAGACACTACCCCCTCCATAAATTGGAGATATAGAAAGGAGTCGAAGGGCTTGCCGCCCCATCGTCGCGGAAGCGAGCGAAATGTCGGGTAAGTCCAACTGTTGATGTTCCGATCCCACTTGACTAACTGGGAACGCTGAGCAGCGTCCCAATCGCAGTGAAGATGACCTTCCAAATCCTCAGTTCGAGGGCCGAGAAGGTTGCCGAGGATGCAACCAGGTAAGCGCCCACTAACAAAGTGAGCAGCCTGGCTGTACGCCTCGTCGCCATACTCTTGAGCAAACAGAGTAAGCGCGTTCCGGAGGAACAATTGGTCTTTCCGGGACTTAATCCGTCGTTTAAGACAGAACGGTCTGACGGCCGTACCTTCAAAGTAATCCTCTCCGCAGCTTTCTCGGAAAGGTCCGGCAACGAATGTCTTCTCATCATTGGTCCTAAAGCCCGCGAACTGAAGTATCTCGCGAGCCATCGGGTACCAGTAATGAGGCAACACGATATCGTCGCCGAACACTGACACGTACTCCAGATCGCCGTTAAAGTGTTCAACGGTCGAACTCACGAGTGCGTAGAAAATCAGTGATTCCAACTCGAAGGTAAATCCGTTCCCCATAGAGGAGAACTTTTCCCACTTACAAACTCTGCCATCCTTATCCACGAGCCCATAAGGGCTGCGCAAATCGGACAGAAGTGTGAACCAATCGTCAGGAAGTAGCTCCCTGACCAACTCAATACAGAGGGTGTCGCTGGCCATCTCAAGGTCGACAGTTGCCGGCCTCAAAAAGTCAGGCACCTCATCCGTACTCCCAAGACGGGCCATTTGCTGGTTCCGTTCCTGGGATCGTAGGTTGCATCCTGCAGCGGCAAGCCGCTTCTTCAGGACACTTCCGACGCCAAGTTGAAGGTACACATTCATAAGTGGTTCGATTGCGATCGCCCGGTGAGTCTGGGCGGTCTTCGGCACGTACGTAACTCGGTTATAGTTGGCACCCTTGAGCTGATCGCGCACATAATGTCGCGCGTCTCTCGCTGAGAGCAGTGTGATCACGTCCGGTCTCCCCGTATCTCTAATGGGGAAGGACGGTCCCACACCCTGCTTGTTAAGCAAGCTCCGCAGCCACAGCGGATCCGCGAGGATCGCTGCTTCAGCATAGGGTTCACATCTGGCGCTAACAGTATACCCCTCCTCAACACTGTACTT